GCCGACCAGCGCGCGAAGCGGCTGCCGTGCTGGCTGTGCGGGCAGGACATCGACTACGACGCCCCGCACGACGACCCGGAGTCGTTCTCCTACGACCACGCGAAGCCGTGGGCCACCCACCCCGAGCTCCGACTCGACCCCGGCAACGGCCGGTCCGCGCACCTGCGCTGCAACAAGGCGCGCGGCATGCGCGACCCGCGACCGAGTCTCGGCCTGCTGTCCCGGGTGATCTGACCGGTTCGGACGACCCGGCCCCAGGGGGTAGGGGGGTGCGGATCTCTGGGCCCCGTCCGAGAGGACCACTCCACCGGCAGTGGTCTTTCCCTCCCCGGGTCTGACGACCCCCCTACCCCTCAGAAACGTTGGAATGGCAACGAAAACGGACCCCCCGGAGGACCCTGTGATTCACCTCGAGGCGCTCAAGCTCGCCCGCGCCGGCGAGCGCGTGCTCGTCGTGGTCGGCACTCGCCAGCGTGCCCGCGACCTGTTCCTGTCCGCCGTCGACGTCGTCGGGCGCGAGGGCGTCGTTGCCCAGCGCGCTGCCGGCGCCGAGACGATCGAGCTCGTGCCGGGTGGGTCGCTGCGCTTCACCGAGGGCGACGGCGCTCGCGGCGCCGTCGCCGACGTCGTCGTGACCGACGTCCACACCCTCACCGACCCCGACACGGTCCGTGCCATCACCCCCGTGGTCGCCACGACGGGCGGGCGCATCGTCGCGTTCGGGCGCTGACGTGCACAACCGGCCCGCGATCCGCGACGAGCGCGCCGCCGGCGGCACGATCCGCGGCATCGCCCGCCAGCTCGGCGCCTCCCGCAACGCCGTGCGCCGCGCCCTCGAGCCCGGCGCGCGCGACCGCTACCACCGCGCCTCCTCGACCGACGACGTCGTGGAGGCCGTGCGCGACGTCCTGGCCGACTACCCGCACATGGCCGTCGCTGACGTCGCCGTGCTCATCGACTGGCGGCGCTCGCGGCGGACCCTGTCCAACCTCGTCGCCCGCCTGCGCCCGGAGTACGCGACGCACGACGACGTCGAGGCCCGGCCCATCAGCACTATCCGCGCCGGGCGCCTGCTGGACGTCCGACCGCTCGAGGTAGGGAGCGTGAGCCTGTGACCGCTGCGCCGGCCGACCGCCCCGAGCCGCCCGAGGACCTGCCCGCCCGCGCGGTCGAGGTCTGGAACGAGATCGTCGAGTCCAACGACCTCGCCGGTCGCGTCGACCGGGCCGCGCTCGAGGTGTTCTGCACTCTGGTCGCCCAGCTCCGCGAGGCGCGCGACCGGGTCGAGGCCGAGGGCATGGTCGTGGAGGACAAGCGCGGCCGTGTGATCCCCCACCCCGCGCTGCAGGTCGAGCGCCAGCTCGCCGAGCAGATCCGTGCGTGGGGCGACCGGTTCGAGCCGCTCGTGCGCCCGACCCGCAAGCGCGGGTACATGGCCGACGCGACCGCCGTGGCTATCGCCAACGCCCCGCACCTGACCGACAAGAAGTACGCCGGCGCGATCGCCGCGGCCAAGACCCTCGCGTGGCTCATCGACGAGGCCCAGCGCGCCGGCATGGACGCGCTGCAGCGCGCCACGTTCGGCACGATCCCGACGTACCTCAAGACGTGCGCCGAGCTGCAGATCACGCCGGCGTCGGTCCCGACGGCGGCCGCGGCGCCGGCCAAGCGGAAGTCCAAGCTCGAGGTCCTGCGCGGAGGTGCTGGTGGCGAGGGAGCGGCGACAGGGTAGCGAGACCCCGCGGATCTGGACCAAGCCCCTGCGCGAGCTCACGCCCGACACGTCGCTCGGGTTCGCCGTCATCGCGTTCGCGGACGCCATCGGGATCTGGCTGTACCCCTGGCAGCGGTGGCTGCTCATCCACATGCTCGAGCTGCTCCCCAGCGGGCGGCTCAGGTTCCGCAAGATCGTCATCATCGTCGGCCGGCAGAACGGCAAGTCGACGCTCATGAAGGTGCTGGCGCTGTGGTTCCTGTACGTGCACGGCACGCGCCTCATCCTCGGCACCGCCCAGGACCTCGAGACCGCCGAGAAGCTGTGGGAAGAGGCCGTCGAGATCGCCGAGGGCGACGAGGACCTCGACGAGGAGATCAAGACGATCGCCCGCAAGAACGGGTCGCACGCGCTGATCCTGCACTCGGGCAACCGCTACCAGGTCAAGGCCGCGAACCGGCGCGCCGGGCGAGGCAAGTCCGCCCAGGTCGTCCTGCTCGACGAGCTGCGCGAGCACACGAGCTGGGAAGCGTGGGCGGCGATCGCCAACACCACCATGGCCCAGGAAGAGGCCATGGTCATCGCCCCGTCCAACGCCGGCGACCTGACCTCCGTCGTGCTGCGCTCGCTGCGCCGTCAGGGGCACCTGGCCCTCGGCGACCCCGACGGCACCTTCGCCGCCACGACGGCCGACGAACGCCCCGACGACGTCGAGGGCCTGGACGAGGTCGACGACCTCGCCCTGTTCGAGTGGTCCTCGCACCCCAAGGCCGGCCCCTGGGACCGCGACGCGTGGGCGATGGCCAACCCGTCGATGAACGTCATCACCCCCGACGGGCGCAACGCACTGCCCGAGTCGAACATCGCCTCGGCAGCCCGCACCGGCGAGGCCGACTCCGAGGCGATGGCGAAGTTCCTCAACGAGGTCATGTGCCAGTGGATCGACGGCGCCCGCGAGGGCCCGTTCCCGCCGGGCTCGTGGGCGGCCGCGTGCGACCCCACCTCGCGCGTACCGGACGACGCGCCCCTGTCCTACGGCCTGGACGTGTCCAAGGACCGCGGGTACGCCTACGTCGCGTGGGCGGGCCTACGCGAGGACGGCAACCCCCACGCCGAGGTCCCCGCGGCCCGCGCCGGCACCGACTGGGTCGTCCCCTGGTTCGCCAAGCGGGCGACGGCCGACAACCCGATGACCGTCGTCGCCCAGGGCAGGGGAGCGCCCGTCTCGGACCTGCTGGACGACCTCGAGGCGCTCGAGCACGTCACCGTAGTGCGTCTGCAGGGCGAGGACCTCGGGCATGCTACGGGCCGCCTGTGGCGCCTGGTCAAGGCCGCGCTGCCCCCGGACCCGGCCCGCCCGGTCGACCTCGGCACCGTGACGCTCGACCACCCCGACGACGACGTGCCCGCCCACGTCGGACGGCGCCTGTTCCACATGCCGCAGGAGCTGCTCGACGTCGCGGCCGCCAACGCCGCGGTGAAGGTCTCCGGAGACGGCGCGCTGCTGTGGGACCGCAACCGCTCGCCCGTCGACATCGCGCCCCTGGTGGCCCTCACCGCCGCCGTGTGGCACGCCACCCGGATCCCCGAACCGTCGGCACCCGAGCCGCGCATCCGCATCATCACAGGAGGCTGACCCGTGTCCCGACGTCTGCAGACCGCGCTCGAGCTGTGCGGCTTCGTGCTGCTCGTCATCGGCCTCGCGCTGTGGTCCGTGCCGGCCGCGCTCGTCGCTGCCGGCGCCGGCCTGGTCCTGGCCGGCAACGTGAAGGGTGGTGAGCGCTGATGCCGATCATCCGCGACCTGCTCGCCCGCAACACCCGCGGCCTCAAGCACCTTCCGAGCCTCGGCGGGCGCAGCACCGCATCGTCCGTCGTGGTCACCCCCGAGCGCTCCTTGCAGGTCGCCTCGGTCTACGGCGCCGTGCGGATCCTGTCCGAGGCCGTCGCGTCCCTGCCCACCGGCCTGTACAAGCGCACCCCGGGCTACCGCACGCGCATCGAGTCCCACCGGCTCGCCGACCTGCTGCTCGAGCAGCCCAACCCCGCGATCGACGCCGGCGAGTACTGGCGCACCGCCATGGGCTGGATGATGTTGCGCGGCAACGGGTACGTGTTCGTCGAGCGCAACGGCTCGGGGGACCCCAAGCACCTGTGGCCGGTCTCCCCGGCCTCGGTGAAGGTCAAGCGCCGCGGGGACGGCGGGCTCGCCTACGAGCTCACGCCGGACGAGGACTCCGAGTACGTGCCCGTCAAGAAGGGCTACACCACCAAGCGCGGGGAGATGCTGCACTACCGCGCGTTCGGGCTCGGCACCGAGGGGCTGTCCCCGATCGGCATGGCTCGCCAGCAGATCGGGATCTCGTTCGCCACGACGTCCTACATCGGCGGGTTCTTCGCCCGCGACGCCTCCCCGGGCGGCGTCGTGTCCGTCGACGGCGAGCTCACCGAGACGCAGTACTCGCGCCTGACCGAGCAGTGGCGCTCGCTACACGAGGGGTTCGACTCCGCGCACAAGCTCGCCGTGCTCGAGGGCGGTGCGAAGTGGGAGAAGACGACGCTCTCGCCGGCCGACGCGCAGTTCCTCGAGGTCTACAAGCTCTCCCGGCAGGAGATCGCCGCGATCTACGGCGTCCCGCCCCACATGCTCGGCGACCTCGAGCGCGCGACGTTCTCCAACATCGAGCAGCAGTCGCTCGAGTTCGTCATGCACTCCCTGCGCCCGTGGCTCGTCCGCCTCGAGCGCGTCACCCGGTCCCTGCTCGGCCCGGACGAGTACCTGCGCTTCAACGTCAACGGGCTGCTGCGCGGCGACATCACCGCACGCACCGCCGCCTACGCCCAGGGCCGCCAGTGGGGATGGCTCTCGGCCAACGACGTGCGCCGCGAGGAGGACATGGACCCGATCGACGGCGGCGACGAGTACCTCGTGCCGCTGAACATGCTGCCCGCCGGGGCCACACCCACCCAGCGCGCCGCACGCGCCCGCCAGATCGCCGCCGACGGCGACCCCCGGCCGTCCACCGCCCGCGCCGCCCAGGCGCCGGTCGAGGCCCGTCCCGCGTGGCACACGCGCCTGCAGGACGTCCTGGTCGAGTACTTCGACGAGCAGCTCGACGCCGTCCCCGGCGAGCTCGCCGTCCGGTCTCGCCCGGGTGTCGCCGTGCGCGGCCTGCTCGGCGCCGACCAGGCGGCCGCGTGGGACGAGCTGCTCGCCGACAAGCTCACGGGCCCGTTCGGCGACATCGTCGCCGAGTTCGCCCGCGAGGTCGCCACCGAGCTCGGCGGCACGTTCAACCCGACCCGCGTCGTGCGCTGGATCCGCGCCGCCGCCGCCCGCCAGGCCCGCAACATTAACCTCACCACCTGGCAGGCCATCGAGCGGGCGCTCGCGGCCTGGGAGGACGCCGAGACCGAGGACGGGCGCACGCTGCACCAGGTCGCGGCCGACGTCGTCGAGGAGCGCGGCCGCGTCGACGCCGCGCTGATCGCCCTCGGCGTCGTCAACGCGATCGGGAACTTCGGACGGACCGAGGGCGCGCGCCAGGCCGGCGCCCGCACCAAGACGTGGATCGTCACGTCGTCCGACCCGCGGGCGTCCCACGCCCGCATGAACGGCGAGACCGTGCCGCTGTCGGAGAACTTCAGCAACGGCTGCGCCTGGCCCGGCGACCCCGACGGCGGTGCCGACGAGGTCGCGAACTGCATGTGTGCCGTCGAGTTCACGACTGGAGAGTGACATGACCCGAACGCTCGAGCGCCGGTCCTTCGGGATCTCCGGCGTGCAGATCCGCACCGTAGACGACGACACCGGCCGCCTGCGCTTCCACGGCCGCGCCGTCGTCTACGACCAGCTCTCCGCCGACCTCGGCGGCTGGCAGGAAGTCATCAAGCCCGGCGCGGCCACACGCACGCTCGCCGGCACCCCCGACGTGCGGTTCCTGGTCAACCACGACCCGAACCTCCTGCTCGCCCGCACCGCATCCGGCACGCTCACCCTGTCCGAGGACGACGAGGGAATCCTCGTCGACGCCGACATGGCCGACGTGTCCTACGCGCGCGACCTCGCGGTCCTGCTCGAGCGCGGCGACGCGACGCAGATGTCGTTCGGGTTCTGGATCCTGCGCGACGAGTGGTCGGGGAACCTGCACGTCGTGCGGGAGTTCGACCTCGACGGCGGGGACGTGTCGGTCGTGACCTACCCCGCCTTCCCCCAGACGTCGGCCGAGCTCCGGTCGATCGCCGAGGCCCGCGTGCGGGCCGCGGACGGATACCCGCTCGAGCGTGCCCAGCACCGGCTGCGCGAGCTCGAGCTGCTCAACGAGCTCTGAGGAGAGAACACGATGCCCCCCATCGGATACGGACCCATCCGCGCCCTGCGCGGCACCGCCGCCGAGTTCACCGCCGAGAACCCGACCCTGCCCGACGGCGAGGTCGCGTTCGAGCGCGACACCGGCAAGGCCAAGGTCGGCGACGGCTCCACCGCCTGGACCGAGCTGCCCTACCTCGAGGCGCCCGCCGGCGCCTGACCCACCCACCTCCCGGCCGATTCGGGCACGGGCGAACCACAAGCACCCACAGAGAGGGGAACCTGATGCCTACCAGCATCGAGCTGCGCCAGCAGCGCGCCCGAGTCGTCGAGTCGATGCGGGCGATCACCGAGCGCGCCGAGGGCGAGAACCGCAACCTCGACGCGAGCGAGCGCGAGTCCTACGACCGCGGCGAGACCGAGTTCCGCGACCTGACCGAGCGCATCGTGCGGGCCGAGGCGATCGAGACCGCCGAGGCCGAGAACGCCCGTTCGCTGCACGACGCCGGCCTTCCCGGCGGCCGCCAGCCCGCCGACGGCGAGCAGCGCGACGACGGCGCCCAGCGCCGCTCGGCGTTCCTGCAGTTCGTGCGCCGCGGCCTCGGTGCCCTCGCGCCCGAGCAGCGCGCGCTCGTCGAGAACGCGGCCGGCGAGATCCTCGTCCCCGAGGACCTCGAGGCCGAGATCCTGCGTGAGCTGCCGAACCAGACCGTCATCCGCTCCCTGGCCTCGCGCCGCCCCACGAGCTCGAACCGGATCCGCCGGCGCTCGCTGTCCGAGGTCGCCGTCGGGTGGGGCAAGCTCGAGACGAACGAGCAGACGCTCTCGGACTCGATGCCCGACACCCCCGAGGAGGAGTGGACCTACATCGAGGACCTCTACGGCCTGGCGAAGGTCGGCGAGGACGAGTTCGACGACACCGACGCCAACCTCGAGGCGTTCATCCGCGACTCGTTCGGCCGCGCGATCGGTGAGGCCGAGGACACCGCGTTCACCGTCGGAACGGGGCACTCCGGCCGCATGCCGGTCGGGATCTTCTCGCCCGCCGGCGGCGTGCAGTCCAAGGTCTCCACCGCCACCACGTACGACACCACGCAGGGCAACGCGCCCAGCGTGCTCGTCGACGACCTCAAGGGCCTGATCTACGCCGTGCCGGCGCAGTACCGCCGCAACGGCGCGTTCCTGCTCAGCTCGGCCACCGAGCTGTTCGTCTCCACCGTCAAGGACGGCAACGGCCGCTACCTGTGGGAGCCGAACACGCAGGCCGGTCGCCCGAACACGTTCCTCGGGTACGCGATCCACAACCAGGAGGACATCCCCTCGATCGCGGCCGACCGCGCGATCGCCGCGTTCGGCGACATCAACGCCGGATACCGGGTCTACGACCGCCAGGGCATGACGCTGCAGCGGCTCAACGAGCTGTACGCCGAGGACGGCATGGTCGGCTTCAAGGTCCGCTTCCGCGTCGGCGGCGACGTCGTGCGCCCCAACGCCCTGCGCCTGCTCAAGACCAAGGCGTGACCCGCCCGGGCGGCCCGCACCCCGCGGTGCGGGCCGCCCCCGTGCGAACGGAGAGACCGTGGACTTCGCCATCAGCGACGACCTGCCCGCGTTCGCCAGCGCCGGCCAGCTCGAGGCGCACACCAAGGGGAAGATCTCCGCGGGCGACCCGCGCGCCGAGCTGCTCCTCAAGGGCGCCTCGACCGCGATCCGCAGGCACTGCGGCTGGCACGTGGCCCCGGTCCTCGCCGCTGACGAGCTCGTGCTCGACGGCCCGGGCGGGCCGGTACTCAAGCTGCCCACCGCCTACCTGCTCGACGTCGTCGCGCTCGAGCAGGACGGCCGGCCCATCGACCCGGCCACGCTCGAGGTGTCCCGCAAGGGCCTGGTGCGCCTGCCCAGCGGCCGCCGCTGGACCCGCCGCTACGGCGGGGTGCGGATCACGATCAAGCACGGGCTGACGGCCGCTGACGACGTCGTGGCGATCGTGCTGCAGGTGTGCGCGAACGCCCTGTCGTCCCCGATGGGCGCCACCCGAGAGCAGGCCGGCGCGATCGCCGTCTCGTGGGCCACCACCGCGCCCGGCGTCGCCGGCGGCCTCACGCTCCTCGAGCGCGACCTCGCGCTGCTCGCGCCGCTGCGGATCGGAGGCATGCGCTGATGCTCGTCTCGTTCGCCAACGACACGATCGCCGTCGCCCGCCCCGACCTGGTCGACGACCACGGCCAGCTCGTGCCGAACTACAAGGCGCTCGCGCCGGACCGAACCGTGACTGGGTGCGTCGTCCTGCCGGCGAGCTCCATGCAGGACCTGCGCAACCGGATCACCGCGGCGACGCGGTGGGTCGTGTACGCGCCGTATGGGACCGACGTCGTCGGCACCGACGCCGTGCGCTACCGCGGCGAGCTGTACCGCGTCGAGTCCGAGCCCGAACCGTGGCCCTCACCGACCGGAGCCCTCGAGCACCTGGTCGTCCTGCTCATCGCGTGGAAGGACGGTGCGACCTGATGGCAGCCAAGATCCGCCTCGAGCTCAACCGCGCGGGGTTCGAGACGATCCTCACCGGCCCGGAGGTCCGCGGCGACCTCGAGCGGCGCGGGCGCGCGATCGCCCGGGCCGCCGGCAGCGGGTTCGAGGCGAGCACGGTGCGCCTGAACTTCGGCGGGTCCCCGCGCACGGGAGTCGTCGTGCGTGCCACCACCGCGCGCGCCCGACGCGCCCAGGCACGCGACCGAGTCCTGAACCGGGCCCTGGACGCCGGGCGGTCCCGATGAGCCGCCTCGACGTCGAACGCATCGCCTACGAGCGCGTGCGGGCCGTGACCGGCGCCGAGGCGTCCACCCGGGTGCCCGCCGGCGACGGCGTGCGCGTCATGCGCACCGGCGGGGCCCGCACCCGCGTGTCGGACCGGGCGATCCTCACCCTCGACGCCTACGCCGACCTCGAGACGACGGCCGAGAAGCTCGCCAGCGACGCCCTGGACGCGCTGCTCACCTACGGCGGGCGGCACGGCGGGTTCATCGTCTACTCCGTCACCTCGATCGGGGGGCCGGCCAACGACCCGGACCCCACCACGGAACGGCCCCGCTACACGTGCACCGTCGAGATTCACGTGCGCGGCGCTCGCGGCGCCTGAGCGCGCCACCCACCCATCCACCCACCCCGAACCCCTGCGCCCGCGTGGGGGTTCTTCTCGTGCACGAGGAGAGGCCCATGCCGAACAGGCAGGAGGTCGAGGTCGAGTTCACGTTCCCGTACACCGACCCCAAGACCGGCAACACCTACACCCAGCTCGAGCGTGCGACGTTCGACGACGTCACCGCCCGCAACCTCATCCGCGCCGGCCGCGCCCGCCGCCCCCGCGACGTCGCGCCGGCCCCGGCCGCCAGCGAGGGCCCCGCGGTCGACGGCGACGCGCCGCAGCCCGACCCGCCGCCCGCGCCGAACCCGGCACCCACGCCGGCACCGCGGCCCGACCCGACCCCGGCCGCGAAGCCGGGCCCGACCCCCAGGAAGAAGGGCTGACGCATGCTCGATCCCGACAACGCACGGATCTACGGGTCCGACGACGACAAGGTGTGGGTCGGTGAGATCGGCGCGGTGCTGCCGACGACCCTGGACGACCCGACCGAGCACGAGGACTCGGGCTGGCTCGGCGAGGACGGCATCGACCTCAACTCGACCGACGACGTCCAGAAGTTCAAGGGCCACCAGGGCGGGCGCACCGTGCGCACCAAGACCGTCACCTCCGAGACCGCGTTCGTGTTCCGGTGCCTCGAGACGACGGCGCTGACCCTCGGCCTGCAGTTCAACATCAAGAACAAGACGACCACGGGCGGCGTCACCACCTCGACGATGAGCTCCGGGCGCAAGGTCGTGGCTCGCTCGTTCGTGATCGACCTGTTCGACGAGAACACCGAGGGCGAGATCCAGCGGCGCCTGGTGATCCCGCGCGGCGAGATCGGCGAGCGCGGCTCGCTGGCCTTCAAGAACAACGAGATCACGGTCTACGAGTTCACCGTCGAGATCATCGGCGACTTCATCGAGATCACCAACGACCCGGCCGTCGCCGTCCCCGCCGGGGGCTGACGCGCCTGGTCGCACGACCAGCGGGCGGGGCCGAGTGGCGATGACCGGCCCCGCCCGCTTCCACACCCCGTCATCGCCGACCCCGCAGAAGGAGCGTCATCGCCATGACCAGCACCACGACCCGCCGCGCACCCGCGGCCCGCAAGACCGGCACCGCGGCCGCCAAGCGCACCAGCGTGCCGGCAGCCGCGAAGAAGCCCGCCGACCGCAAGCCCGCGACCCAGAAGCGTGACCAGAAGGCCGAGGCCGGCGACGAGTCGACCGAGGTCGTCGTCACGTACGACGGGATCACGGTCACGATCACCCGCGACGCCGCGAACGACTTCGAGCTCCTCGAGGACCTCGACGAGATCGACGCCGGCAACGCGGCGAAGTTCCCCTCGGCCATCCGGCGCCTGGTCGGACCCGAGCAGTACGCCAACGTCAAGGCGCACTTCCGCGACGGCTCCAACGGCCGCGTCGACGCTGAGCGCGTCGCGAAGTTCTTCTACGCGATCTTCGAGGAGCTCAACCCAAACTCCTGACCCTCGCCATGCTCCTGCGTGAGCATGGCGAGGCTCTCGAGGCGTCGTTCCAGGCCGAGTACGGCATCGACCTGCTCGACCTGTACCGGGGCGAGCTCGCGCCCCGTAAGGCCGCGGCGCTCGCGGTGAACCTGCCGGCCGGTTCGGCCGTGTGGCGCGAGTACGGCGGCCCGCAGGCGTGGACCGACGCGATGCACCTGAACGCCGAGGTCGAGCACGGCGTGCGCGTCCTGGCCTGGCAGCAGACCGAGGACGGGCGCAAGCGCATGAACGCGCCCGAGCGCCTCACACCGCCGCCGCTGCGCGCCGACGTCAAGGCCCAGGAACAGGCCCAGCTCAGCAAGGCGCGCCGGTACATCGCCCGCCAGCGGGCGAAGGCCGCCACAACCGAATGACCCCGGGCCCGACGGCCCCCTGACGCCCTCACGGGCACGAAAGGGGGCCGTCGGTGTCCACCGAGCTCGCGCGTGCCTACGTCACCCTCATCCCGTCGTTCAAGGGCGCCCAGGGAGCCCTGTCGCGCGAGCTCACCGGCGGCAAGGCGCTGTCCGAGGCCGACAACGCCGGCAAGTCGCTCGGCTCGCGCGTGCTCGGCGGCGCGACGAAGGCACTCGGGCTGACGACCGCGGCGGTCGGCGCGCTCGGCGCCGCGGTCGGAGGGCTCGCTATCAAGGGCGGGATCTCGCGCCAGCTCAACATCGAGGACGCGCAGGCCAAGCTGCGCGGCCTGGGGCACGACACGAAGTCCGTCCAGGCGATCATGACCGACGCCCTCGGCGCGGTGCGTGGCACCGCGTTCGGGCTCGACGCCGCCGCGACGACCGCGGCCGGCGCGATCGCCGCCGGCATCAAGCCCGGCCAGCAGCTCGAGGGCTACCTGCGCCTGACCGCCGACGCCGCGACGATCGCCGGCATCTCGATGTCCGAGATGGGCTCGATCATGAACAAGGTCCAGGCCAACGGCCGGGCCATGACGGAGAACCTCAACCAGCTCTCCGACCGCGGCATCCCGATCCTGGGGTGGCTCGCCGAGGAGTACGGCGTCACCACCGAGGCCATGTCCAAGATGGTCTCCCAGGGCCAGGTCGACGCCGAGACCTTCAACAAGGTCCTGCAGGAGAACATCGGCGGCGCCGCCCTGCAGTCCGGGGCCACGACCCGCGGCGCGTTCGCGAACATGATGGCGGCGCTCTCGCGCGTCGGCGTCACGATGACGTCCTGGTTCTTCCCCCTGATCAAGGACGTGTTCAACGGGGTCACCTCGATCCTCGACGGCGTCAACGACCGGGTCGGGCCCTGGGCCGAGACCTTCGCGACCTGGTTCCAGGGCACCGCCGGCCCCGCCGTCGCGTCGTTCTCCGACAACGTCCTCGGCGCGCTCGACAAGCTCTTCGCCGGCATCAACCTGCTCGCCACCGGCGACTTCACCTCCCAGATCCGCGAGGCACTCGGCGCCGAGGAGGACTCCCCGATCGTGGGAGGCCTGCTCAGCGTTCGCGAGCGGGCGCTTGCGATCTTCGGTGAGGTCACCGGCGGCGTGCGCGCCATGTTCGCGGCCTTCCGTGAGGGCGGCAGCGACGTCACGTCGTCCGGGTTCGCTGGCATCCTCGAGACCCTCGGCCTGGTCGCCCGGGCCGTGTGGGACTCCCTGGGCCCCGCGCTGCAGCAGCTCGGCCCCCAGCTCATGACCGTCGTGCAGGGGTTCTCCCCGCTCGGGTTCGTGCTGCAGACCGTGCAGCCGATCCTGCCCCAGGTCGCCCAGGCGCTCACCGGCATCGCGACGGCCCTCGGCGGGGCGCTCGCGGCCGTGCTCCCGGCCGTGGTCGACCTGCTCGCCACGCTCGCGTCCACGCTGTCGGGGGCGCTCGCCGCGGTGCTGCCGACCGTCGCGACGCTGCTCACGAGCCTGGCCACGACGCTGTCCGGGGCGCTGGCTCAGGTGCTGCCGCTGCTCGCAGACCTGGCCGTCCAGCTCGTCGACGCTCTGGCGCCCGTGCTGCCGGACATCGCGTCCCTGCTCGGCGAGGTGGGGTCCGTGCTCGCCGGCGTCCTGTCGGGCGCCGTCTCGGCGATCCTGCCGATCCTGGTCGAGCTCGTGGGCACCGTGTTCGAGGCGCTGCGCCCGCTGCTGCCGGTCATCGTCCAGCTCCTGGGCGCGGCCGCGAAGGTGTTCGGCGTCCTGATGAAGGCCGTCCAGCCGCTCCTGCCGCCGGTGCTGCTGCTCGTGCAGTCGCTCATGGGCGCGTTCATGCCCCTGCTGCCGACCCTGACGAAGCTGCTCACCACGGTCGCGACCGTCGTCGTGTCGCTCCTCGACGCGCTCTCGCCGCTGCTGCCGACCCTGACCAACCTGATCTCCGTCGGGCTCAACGTCCTGATCGCGGTCCTCACCCCGCTCATCAACGTGATCTCCGTCGTGGCCGAGGTCGTGCTGTCGGTGCTCGTCGTCGCGCTCGAGGCGATCATGCCGATCGTCACCCGGGTGCTCGGCGTCGTCGCCCAGCTCGCGCAGTTCCTCTCCAAGGTGCTCGCGGTCGCGTTCGAGTGGCTCGCGAAGGTCGTCGTCAACGTGTGGAACGCGATCCGCTCGGCGATCTCGACCGCGTGGAACTGGATCAGCACGTGGGTGTTCGCGCCCATGCGTGCCGGGGTCGCGCTCGTCACCGGGGCGTTCGACCTCGCCCGGGCCGGCATCGGCAAGGCATGGGACCTGGTGAAGTCGGCCCTCAAGGCCGGGTGGGACTGGGTGTCCGCCTACGTGTTCACCCCGTTCAAGATCGGGATCTCGCTCCTGGGCGACGCGTTCTCCAACGTCAAGGACGCGATCGGTGAGGCCTGGGACAAGCTCAAGGCGCTGTCGGCCAAGCCGGTGAACTTCATCCTCGGGACCGTCTACAACGACGGGATCCGCGAGTGGTGGAACAAGATCGCCGGCGCCGTCGGGCTCACCAGCCTGCAGCTCCCCAAGGCGTCCCTGGTCAAGTTCGCCACGGGCGGCGTCATGCCCGGGTACACGCCCGGGCGCGACGTGCACAAGTTCTTCTCGCCGACGGCCGGGTGGCTCGAGCTGTCCGGCGGCGAGGCGATCATGCGCCCGGAGTGGACCAGGGCCGTCGGCGGCCCGGGCGCGGTCGCGTCCATGAACGCCGCCGCCCGGGCGGGCCGGGCGTTCGCGTCCGGTGGCGTGTTCGGCGCCGAGACCGGCGGGTTCCCGCCCGAGTGGATCAAGGCCGTCGGGCGCGGCATCGCGTCGTTCGGCAAGAACCTGTGGGACGCCGGCGCGATGGCGGTCGAGATCATCAAGGACCCGATCGGGGCAGTGAAGCGTGCCGTGGGCGAGCTCGTGTCGAACGCCGGCGCAGGCGGCAACGCCGGCGGCCTGTTCGACATCGTCTCCGAGCTGCCCGGGCGCTTCGCGACCGGCCTCGCGGACAAGGTCAAGGCCATGCTCGGCGACGCCGAGCGCGACGGCGCAGGGTCCAACGGTCCCGCGGCCGCCGCCCTCGGCGTGGCGCGCATGTCCCAGATCGTCCGGGCCCTGGTGCCCGGGGCGAGGATCACGTCCGGGCTGCGGCCCGGGGCGATCACCGCCACCGGGTACCCGTCCATGCACGGCCTCGGACGCGCGATCGACATCGCCGGCCCCACCCCCGGCGACGGGGCGGCCATGATGGCGATCTTCAACGCGATCAAGGCCGCGTTCCCCAACTCGACCGAGCTCATCTACTCCCCGGCCGGGCTGCGCCAGCTCTACAAGGGCCGCCCGTACCTGTTCCCCGAGCCGACCCGCGGCATGCACTACGACCACGTGCACTGGGCCATGCGCCAGGGCGGGGTCCTGCCGCTGTTCGACAACGGCGGCTACCTGCCCACGGGGATCTCCGTCGTGGAGAACCGCTCGGGCAAGCCCGAGCCCGTTCTCACCGACGCGCAGTGGGACAAGCTCAACGGCACCACCGCCGGCGTGCACGTCGACCAGATCGTCACCGCCGACATGCGCGAGGCGGTCGACGAGCTCGAGCGCATGCAGCGCCGCTCCCGCGTGCGCGCCAACCTCGTCGGAAGGGTCTGAGACATGGCGTACCCCGCCCTCGTCTACGGCGTGCCCTACACGCCGCCGGCACCGCGGATCCCGTCCTGGCGCGGCTACACCCACCGGTGGACCGGCCACGACGGCAAGCCGTGGAACCTGTCGGACTACGAGGGCGGTGTCGTCCTCGTCCCCGGCGTCGAGGGCATGCACATGCCCGAGTTCGACCGACACAGCTCGACGTCCCCGGCGCTCGCGGGCTCCCGCCACCGCGGGTCACGCACGCGAGACCGGGGCGTCGAGTGGGCGGTCCTGGTGTGGGCCGACGAGTCCTCCGAGGAGTGGCTCAAGGTCGACCGAGCGTTCTGGGCCACGATGCACCCCGACCGGCTAGGGGAGTGGGAGGTCACCGCCCCGGACGGGCAGCGCAGGCGACTGCGCTGCCGGTACGAGGGCGGCACGCCGCACGCCTACGAGTACGACCCCGCAGAAGCCGGCTGGGCGCTCTACCAGCCGCGCTTGATCGCCGAGGAGCCCTACTGGCTCGGCGACCCCGTCCCGCGGTCGTGGGCGGGCGCCGAGCCGCGCTCGTTCATCCCGATGACCGGACAGCCCGTGGTCTGGCCGCGGATCGGGTCCAGCGCCCGGTTCGAGACCGCGACGATCGACAACCCCGGCGACGTCGCGGCGTGGGCCACGTGGCGCCTGGTCGGGCCGCTGTCCGGCGTGGTCCTCACGATCGACGGCGGCCCGCTCGGCGTCCCCGACCTCGAGGCCGGCGAGGTCCTCGTCATTGACACCGACCCGCGCCGCTCGAGCGCGCGGCGCGACGGCGTCGACGTCGCGGGTCTCGTTGACCCGTGGGACCCCCGGGCCATCCCGCCCGGGAAGTCCGTCCCGATCACGATCACGTGGTCGGCAGGCTCCGGCACGATCGACCTCGAGATCGTGCCCCGATATTTCCGGGCGATCTGATGACGACCACGCTCGAGGGCGCGCCCCCGATCACGCTCACCGCCTACACCGGCACCTTCGTTCGGCGCGGCGACATCGCTGCGCCGAACGAGGTCAACATCCTCGGCCGGCACAACGCGCCCGGCGCCGTCGTGTTCCAGCTCGACGACGACCACGAGCGCGTCGCCGACCTGACCGACGAAGGCGCCCGCGTCGTGTGCACCTACCGTCCGCCCGTCGGCGGCGACCCCTACACGATCTCCGGCACCGTGTGGGAGCTCGACGGCACCGACGACGCCGCCGGCACCCGCTCGTTCATGGTCCTGGACGACTTCGACGCCGTGTTCAACGCCGTCCAGGGCTGGCCCAACCCCACCGGCACCATCGACCAGCAGGGCGATGAGGGCGCCTACCACACCGTCGCCGGCCCGGCCGAGACCGTGCTCAAGGCGATCACCACCCCGAACGCCTCACGGCAAGGTGTCCCGCTTACCGTCCCGCCGAGCCAGGGTCGTGGCGCCAGCATCACCGTCTCGATCCGCATGCACCCCCTCGGTGACCGCCTGTTCCCCGCCGTCGACCTCGCCGGCATCGGCGCGCGCGTCGTGCAGGCCGGCGCCGGCCTCGAGCTGCAGACCTACGAGCCGGCCACCTACACCCGCGAGCTGACGCAGGACTCCGGCGCGATCCTCTCCGGCACCTACAAGCGCACCCCGCCCACCGTGACCCGCGTCGTCGTCGGCGCCGGCGGCGAGGGCACCGCGCGCCGCTTCCTGCAGGTCATTGACCACGACGCCGAGGCGCTGTGGAAGATCCGCCGCGCCGCGTTCGTCGACGCGCGCGACATCCCCGGCGACGACCCGAACCTCACCGCCCGCATGACCGAGCGCGCCCACCAGGCGCTCGCGGAGGGCGCGGCGCGCACCGGCCTCAAGGTCGAGCTCGCCGAGACCGACGCCTTCGGCTTCATGCGCACCTTCCGACTCGGCGACCAGGTGCCCGTCAGGCTCCGCGGCGCACCCCGACTCACCGACCGTGTGCGCGAGGTCGAGATCCTCTGGACCCCCGACGACGGGCTCGAGGTGACCCCACGCATCGGGGAGTGGCAGGACTCCGAGTCCGACGAGATGTACCGACTCATCAGCGCCGCCCTCACGGCGACACGCGACCTGGAAACGAGGTAGACCATGGCCATCGACAAGGGCCTCGGGTACGAGGACACCGTCGTCAACGGGCTCGAGCTGCACGAGTGGTCTCGGCTCACCGGCCGCACGATGCTCGCCCCGTCCGTCTCCGGCGGCCAGGTCACGGTCGTTCCGTCCGCGACCCGTACCGTGCGCGTCTCGGCCGGCCCCATCTTCGGGCACGCGATCCGCGACGAGCTCGTGCAAGAGGACATCGGGCCGCTGCCCGAGGTCCAGTCCGGCTCGCAGTACTTCATGCTCGTGCGCGCCGCCGAGTGGGGCACCACCAACAACTCCTCGATCAAGGTCGTCCCCGGCACCGCCTCCCGAGCGATCCCACCGTTCCAGCAGGAACCCGGTACCCGAGCCGACACCCCGCTCGCGCTCGTGCGGATCACGAAGGACCAGCCGCTGCCCACCGAGATCGTCGACCTCCGGCTGATCGCCGAGGAGCCCGGGATCTACACGATCTTCGATGACCTCGCGCTCCAGCTCGCCGACCGCCCCGGCGTGCAGTGCTACAACGCGAACACCAAGACCATCTGGTCGCGCGTCTACAACGACAAGCAGCAGCGCGTGTGGATCCCCAGCCGCCCCGAATCGCTCACTGGGCCGCGCCCCATGATGCAGATCGGCCGCGAGGAGCAGTTCGGCACCGACCTCCCGTCCGTGACCGTCGGGTTCTACGCCTCGCAGTTCACGCGCAAGCACGGCGACGCCGACGCGCACTTCGCCGCGGCGGAAGGCGGGAGGAACTATCAGCAGGCCAAGGACGGCGACGTCGCGATGATCACGGTCAAGACGTCCGGCGTCTACGCGATCGGTGCCCGCTACTACCTGCAGTCGTCGGCCACGTTCCGTGCGTCGCTGATGCTCAACGTCCCCAGGCTCGGCTACCCGCGCAACGCACCGGTGGTCACCCACACCGCGTCCCCTGTGGCCGGTATCGCGGCCGCAGAGATCAGCGCTACCGACGAGCTGTGGATGCCTGCAGGTGCACAGCTCTCGCCGGCGTTCTCCACCGCCGGCACGACCAGGCTCAAGCACTGGTACGCATGGGCCACCCGGGTAGGGGACTGAGGCCGCGCACGATGACCCCACCCCCGACTGGAACCCCCGCCTATGTCTGGTTGCTGGCGATCGTCATCCCCGCCGTCACGACGGCGCTCGCGGGCGTCGTCGTCGCGCTGATCAACCGCCCGGTGCGCAAGAAGCTCGACGCCGCGGAAAAGAAGCTCGGTGCCGTCGCGGCCGACGCCCGCGAGGCGCGGGACCAGACCGCGAACACCCACGACACCAACCTCCGCGAGGACCTCGATGAGAAGTTCGACCAGGTCCTCACCGCCGTCACCGAGGTCAAGACCGAGCAGCGCGAGCAGCGCCGCGACATCGGCGGCCTACGCGCCGACCACCGACAGACGCGCGACGACCTCGGCCACCTGCGCGAGGTCGTCGACGGCAACGCGAGCGAGGCCCGACGGCAGCACAGCGCGCTCGCACGCCGCCTCGAGCGGCACCTCAACCCCGACGCGGACCCAGACGACCCCGCCTGACCCACGTCATCGCCAGCCCCGGCCGCGCCCGCGACCGGGGCTTCGTCATGCCAGGAGGAAGAGCATGGTTGCCATCAGACAGCAGTTCGTCGACGCGAAGCGTCAGGCCGAGATCACGTGGGGCCGCGGTTCCAAGATGCTCGGCGTCGCGATACATGAGACCGGTAACAAGTCGATGGGCGCGGACGCCGCCGCGCACGCGAACCTGCAGTCGCGCGGCAACGTGCGTCAGGCGTCGTGGGGCTGGACCGTCGACGACACCGAGGCCGTGCAGTCGTTCCCGAACGATGTGCGCACGTGGCACGCGACGCGCGCCGGAGAGCACTACGTCTCGATCGAGATCTGCGTGAACCCTGACGGCGACTACGAGAAGGCGGTTCAGAACGCCGTCGAGCTCGTCCGGTACCTGCGAACGCAGGGCGTTGGGCGCGCGATCACGAACCACCACCTGCTCACCGGCAAGAACTGCCCCACGCAGCTCCTCGCGGGCGCCGCGGGCGGGTTCGCCGGGTTCGTCGCGCGCGCGAACGGCGCGCCCGCTCCGGCGCCCGCACCGGCCAAGCCCGCGAAGCTCAAGGAGGACGGGTACGAGGGCGACCTCACGCTCGAGGCGATGCAGCTCGCGATCGGCTCGGCGAACCCCGACGGCAAGCTCTCCTCGCCGTCGAACTTCACGCGCTCGCTGCAGCGGTTCCTAAACGATCGCGGCTTCCGCGACTACGACGGCCAGGCGCTCAAGGTCGACGGGCACGGGCACCGGCGCAACGTGCCGTCCACGGTGATCACCCGCACGCGCACCGACTACGCCTTCCAGCAGTACCTCGAGACGACGGTCGAGGGCCGTCGCACCGGGTACGTCGGTGATGGCCTGTGGGGGCGCCCGTCCGCGGGCGTGCGGATCGTTCAGGTCGAGCTCAACGCCGGCCGCCTCTTCCGGTGACCCCTCGCACGCGGCGCGCCGCCCTCGTGGC